CTCTTGTAGGTTTACCAGTGGCTAGATCATCGAATAAAAAAGCAACACCATTGGGAGTATAATTAACATCTAGATTAGTTAGTACAGCACGTTTGAACTGCTTTGTATACTCGTTAGGTTTCATCTCTATTTCAAAAATTGCAGGAGTCCTGAGTATAGAAGACATTTTTTCATCTTGCTCTGGAAGCATCTCTCTTCTGAAATATCCAACAATTTTTTTAATTGTTTCACTTTCTTTAGCTGAAGCAGGATAAAGCGTCCATGAAAAATTGTACGTTTTAAAACCTGTACCACTATAAATCATTACTGGAAAAGGATTTGTAGTAACTTGGAAAGCAGACTTAGCAGCTGCTGGTAATGGACCAGAAAGACCTGATAAACCATAAGTGGCTAGCGCAGCTGCTGCTTCAGTACCAGAGGTTTTTTCTATAAGATCAGCAACATCCGAAGCTGCTTTACTTAACGTTTCCTTTCTAAATATATTACCAACACTTTTTGTACCACCCCCATCCATAAATGAACTTAATTCATTTTTGAGTGCGTTACCTAAAAAGTATAAATTTTCTGGATTATAACTAGCCCCGTAAGTATCATTGATAGCTGATGGAAGAGGAAGAAAAACTGATTTTTCAAATTTAAAACTTCTTGTTACTTCGTTAGCCCTTTTATATTTTGGATCATTATTATAGGAAAACGCGTTAAATCTGATGTAAAAATTTTCAGTCAAGTTTTCTGGAAATATTAATGGAGAGTTATCTCCAACAAGTTTATTTGTTCTAGAGTCACTTATTACTTTTTCCGGAAGTGTTGATTTTGTAGTAGTTTTAACGTTGTTTATACCAACATTAGTATATTTTGTAATAGCATCTTTTTGCTGTTGTACAGCATTTGCCGCAGTGGTTTGTACACCACTAGTTATTTTACCTATCATCGAACTTCCTATGAGCTATTCTGGAATATTTAAACCAAAGAATCCCAGTAAATATAAAGGGGACCCATCTAATATTATTTATAGGTCCTTATGGGAATGTAGATTCATGTCCCATCTTGATACACATCCAGACGTGCTAGAGTGGGCAAGTGAAGAGTTTTTCATTCCATATTTATCACCAATTGACAACCGTATCCACAGATACTTTCCTGATTTCTGGGTTAAAAAAAAGAGTAAGAATGGTCTCATTGAAATTGTGGTTGTTGAAATAAAACCCAAAAAACAAACTCAGCCACCTGTCGCTAAAACTAAAATAACCAAGGGATATTTAAACGAAGTAAAAGCATGGGGAATAAATACTTCTAAGTGGAAATACGCACAAAAATACTGCGATGACCGTAACTGGAAATTTCAAATTTTAACCGAAGATGAATTAGGGATCAAATAATAATGGCTGTAAGATATCAGGATCTTTTGAAGGCAGCAGTCAGCAAAGGTAATGTGCTTGATGCTTCCTCGTGGTTTGAAAAAACTTTCCAGGATCTGAGTAAAAGTACTGATACTGTAATTAATAGAGGAGATGAAAGACTTACTAAAAGTCTTTCTATTGGTAAAATGTATCTCTTTCATTATGATCCTAAACACAAAGAAAAGCTACCTTTATATGATAGGTTTCCTCTGATTTTTCCTTTTGAACGTGCCACTAATGGTTTTTATGGAATTAACTTTCATTATATTCCTTACCTCCAGAGAGCAAAACTACTAGATGAATTAGTAGCTCTTGCCACCAACAAAAATCTTACTGAAAATACAAGATTAAATCTTAACTATAGGCTTTTGAAAAGTGTTGCCAGCTCAAAATACTTTGAGCCGTGTATAAAAAGGTATCTAAATAGTCATGTTAGATCAAGATTTCTCCTTATAAATCCCTCAGAGTGGGGTAAAGCTCTAATTCTTCCGGTAGAGGATTTTGTTTACAAAAAATAATGCTAGACATCAAAAAATTTAAATCAGCAATACACAAACATGATGTGTACAGACCAAACTTGTTTGTGGTTGAAGTTGGCGTTCCTAAATGCTTTTCAAATTCTCTTTATCCTGGGATGAAAGATCTCTACTGTCGTACAGATAATATGAGATTATTATCGCTGTTTTGCAAAGCTGTAAATACTCCTGGAATATCTTTATCTCTTGCAGACAATAGAAGATTTGGTATTGGTCCAAACATAAAGATGCCTATTGGTACTAACTATACTGATGTTACTATGACCTTTATCAATGATGGTGAAAGCATTCTCAAAGACTTTTTTGATATGTGGATATATTGTGTTAATGCTTATGCTTCTGATAAAGGGGTAGCTGGTGAGGATTACTTACACCAATTTAGGTACAGAGATGTTTACCAAACCGATGCTAGTATTATCACTCTCAAAGGAGATCCAAACCAATTTGGTTCTGTACTAGGGGATCTTGCTCAGGGAGCGTTGTCGGTTGCAGCTGCGGTTGGAGGAGTTCCTTTTGTTTCTTCTTTGCTTGGTGGTGGATTGTTTACACCTAGTAAGATGCTGAAAGAAATAAGAAGGACGAAGCTAATTGGAATGTATCCAACATCAGTTAGTGATGTTACTCATTCCTACGATTCAACAAATAGTTACTCGGAGTTTTCTGTTAACTTTACATATGCAAGTATGTATTTTGAAAAAAAATCATGATTAGATTGAGGAGTTATAATGGCAATACCAAAATTAAATTATCCTACTTTTGAACTTGAAGTTCCATCCTCAAAACAGAAAGTAAGATTCAGACCTTTCCTCGTCAAAGAAGAAAAACTTCTTCTCATGGCAAAGGAAAGTAACGAACAGATGGACATTATTAATGTTCTAAAACAAGTTATAGTAAACTGTGATGTGGAAGATAAAATTGATGTTAATAACTTAGCAACGTTTGACTTGGAGTACTTGTTTCTAAAACTGAGATCAAAATCAGTCAATGAGGTTATTAATGTGTCTTATGTTGATCCAGATGATGAGGAAACTTATTCATTCGAGATTAGTGTTGATGATATTAAAATGAATCAAGATCCAGATCACAGTAATATTGTAAAGATAGGTGAGACAAACGGTATAGTAATGAAATATCCCAATGCTAATCTGATGTCTAAGGTAACAAGTGATTCAGAAATATCTGATTTGTTATTCTTCATGATCAGAGGATGTATGGATAGTTATTACGATGGAGATGAAATTATAGACTTTTCAGATTGCAGTGAAGCAGAGTTGAATGAGTTTATTGAAAATTTACCAACAACAACGCTAAAAGGGTTTGAAAAGTTTTTTGATACGATGCCAAAACTATATCATAAACTGACGTACACTAATAAAAATGGCGAAGAGAAAACTATAGAATTAAGGTCAATAGAAGATTTTTTTATGTAGCGCTGAGTCATAATAATCTGGAAAATTATTATCAAGTATTTTTCTTAATGGCTCAGCACCACAAATACTCAATTACTGAAATGGAAAACTTGATTCCTTTTGAGAGGGATATTTTTATTGAGTTATTAAGACAACATATTAAACAACAAGAGGAAGCAGCAAAAAATGGCAGCTGAACAAAGTTACATTGAATCCATCAAACAAATGAGGGAAATGAGAACGCAGCAACTTAGAGCTGCTAATGATCAGCGTCTATCCAATACAAAAACCAATAGTACTCTCTCTGCTTTAACTTCCACTATTAACTCTTTCAACAAAACTATCGTCTCACAGAATAAAGTTACCACTGAGAATTTGAATCAGCAAAAATTAGGTATTAAACAAAATCAGAAAGTAGTTGAAAGTGTTAACAACTTAGCTAAGTCGATGGTTTCTACTATCACTAACCTAACGTCTACTATTGCAAGAGGAACATTAGGAGCGGCTAAAGCTGGTGGCAGTGCTGCTATGGATATAGGTGGAGGGTTGCTGAGTGGGGTTGCTCGAGTATTACCACTAGGTATTGTTGGTCTGTTAGGTAAAATATTCTTATGGGATAACCTAGATGCGTCTTCTAAATCAAAATTGACGAAAGCTTTGGGAGGTTTGTTCTCTGGATTGTTTGATAGTCTCAAAGGCGTGTTTAAAGAAATTGTAATTGGTGTCATGAATGTTACTGATGATATTACAGATTACGTTAAGAAGTTAGATTTAAAGTTTCCTCTTCTTGAGGGTGTCATTAAGAAAATAGGTGTTCTCGTTGAAGCTACAGCGGTGGGATTCAAAATTCTAATGCCTTACTTGGAAAGAATAGTAGGGTTTGCAAAAGAAAATCCTAAGACAGCAGCTGCATCTGCTCTTGCATTATTAAACTCAAAAGAAATATTAGCAGTGTTAACTAGTGTTGCTAGTTCAATCGCTGGTGGGTTGATTGGTGCATACGTATTCAGAAATGTTGCTGGACAAGCCATCACAAGAGGGCTCATTAATGCTGGCGTACCTTTGGCTGCAGGTGCTGCTGGTCAAGCCGGTGCACGAGCAGCTACTAAAGGAGCAATGCTAGTAGGAGAGGCTGGTCTAGCACGTGCTGGTGGCGGAGAATTAGCTGCAACAGGTACAAGAGCCATTTTAGGTAAATCTGGTCCAGGTACAATAGCAACACTAGCTAAAACTCTTGGTACACCTATCATGGTTGCAGATCTACTCACCACTAGTTCTGGTGGTAGAGCTGATTTTGAAGCTTGGGAGATGAGTGAATTAGCACGGGTAGCTCCGGGAAGTAATAGAGGAGCAGTTGTCACCCTACTAGAAAAAAATGAAAACGGTTTAGGAGAAGGATTTGTTAGGGTACTACTGGATGTTGTTTCCGATGTAGGTCTAGCTCAAGCATCAACCCCAGGAACTCTTTTACTTGTAACTAAAAGATACTCATACATTGCGACTGGATCCACTTTGACGGTCAATATAGATGGAAAAAAGTATATCATACCAGATTTTTATCCATTACTGACTCAAGAATATAATAAAATACTGAAGAGTGGTAATGAAGAAGTCAAGAAGAATGTCAAAGAGGACAAATTTACAACCCTTACCCAACCTCAAAATGTTACAAGTATGAAACAGGTGATGGGGGTCATCAAAAAATATGAGGCAGCTGGAGATTACAATCGCCCATACTCTCCGACTGGGCAACCATTTGTTAAACCACCTAAACCACTTACAGAAATGACTCTTGCTGAGCTAGAAGTATATGCAGAGCAACAAAGGAAGGCTACCGTTGGAACTCTAGGACCAGGGTATGAGGGAAAAGGTACTACTGCTACTGGTGCATATCAGATGTTGATAGGCAATGTTATGAAGTATTCGAAAGAACTTGGTCTTGATCCATCAACAGTAAAATACTCTAAAGATGTGCAAGATGCTCTTGCAGCAGAGATGATAAAAAACGATTTCAATCAGTTTATCAAGAGTGGAAGCAGCGCTGGATTAATTGATTATGTAACAAAGAACTGGCAAATATTCCAAAAGAACCCTAAAGCTAAACAAGAACTTGAACGAGTTGTACGTGGTTTAGAAGTTGAAACCGAAAGACCTATCACAAGCGCTATAGTAAAAGGAATGGTATCTCCGATTACCGATGCAGAGGGTAAGCTAAAGGTTCAGACACTTGAGACAGAAGAACTTCTATTCAAACAGCTAAGAGGACTGTTGGATAAGTTAAGTGAGCCTATAGACACTACAATAGCTACAATAGGTGGTGAAAGCGTTGTAGATATCGCTGGTCGTAAGATCAAAGATTTTGGCGATAAAACTAAAAAATATACCGAGTCTCTTCGTAAAGAACAGCAAGAAAGAAAGTACAAATTCTTAGATGCTAATATGGTATCTGGATTAATGTCCTCCTTCGATCCAGATAAAATGAAGAGTGATATAGTTTCAGATCTTAGACAGCTATCCCAAGATTTAGGTGGATACGAAAAACCACAAGCATCTGAAGTAAAAACTTACAACAATAATTTTAACTATAATATTACTAATAGTGGATCAGGTGGTGGTTCTGGTTACGCGGGAGTCAATAGAGTACGACCAATGGTACCCAATGAAGATTACTATTACGCATCAGGCTCAAAATAAAAAAGGGCCCGTAGGCCCTTTTGTTTAGTCATCCCCCAACATCTCTCTAAACTTTGCTAGGTCTTCATCCTCACTATCATCCCATGAAGCTGGTGATTGTTTTTTACTAGGAGCAGAAGCTGACTTCTGTGGCTTAGGTGATTCAAACTCTTCATCCTCATCAATCAATGCAGATGCTGCATTACCTACAGACTTCTGAGGTGATCCATCAAGAGCTAATACACGATAGAGCTTTTGCTTGAGTTCATCATAACTCTTGAAGTGTTTCTCATCCAAAAAGTCTTGTAGAGAATGCTGTTGCTTCCATATCTTCTCTAACTCCTCATCATCATCCAACAGCGGGGAAGGTTGATCAAACTCTGACTTGTCATAGTTACGATACCCCTCAACATTACGAATCTTCAGTTTGAAGTTAGCACCTTCCCAGAAATCAAATGGATTGATTGGTTGTTCATCCTCAAATTCAGGATTCATTGCTGCATTGAGTTTATCAAATATTTTCTTACCGTACTTAAACAAGAATACTTTACCCTCATTCTCAGGATGAGCTTTATCACTAACAACATATATGTTGGAAATGAAATTAAGTTTACGTTTTTGCTTGCGTACCTGATCTTGATTAGCTTGTATCTTCGTAGCCCACAGCTGACTGTTATACTCAGAAACAGGGTCTGCTTTTCCTAATGTGGTCAATGATTTTTCAATATACCACTGGCCACCTGGACCTTGGAATCCGTGATCGAAGATTCGAACGAATGGAACATCCTCTCCATTC